GTGAAACGCTAACCATAGAAAAAACCCTATCACCCGTTTATAGGGCAATAGGGCTTATTCTTTGGGGTTTAGTTACTGCCACTTCTCGGATACGAAGGTAATTCTCTCCAGGATCGTATCGGACTTGTATCCATTACAGCGGTTGCACATACTCTGCAGGTTGCTAATGTCATGGTTAGGGGGGTCACTAGGTATCATGTGGTCGATAGTCCAGTCTTTACCTTCTAAGTCCTTACCACAGCGAGAGCAAATAGGTTCTAATACGGTCTTAGCGTATGCCCTAGCCTTTCGCCATTCAGGGGAGTTATGCCATTCAGCCATAATAGTTATCCGAACACGCTGGACAGCAAGGGGGTTCTATGGGCTGGCATACCTGGCAGTTCTCTACCTGGCACTCTTCACACTTATCAGCCATAGGTTAGTCCCTTCCAGTATCTATGGTGTTTTCAGTTCCACACTCTGTGCAGTCTACGGTTACTTCGCTAGATCTAGAACTGCCAGTAGCTTCATAGTCTTCATGTTCAGCGTCGCACTTATGGCAAGTGAAAGTGACAGTTACAGAGATTTCGTCGTCCCAAGGTGTAGCAGTTTTCCAAGCGTCATAACCTGGGATATCGTAGGCACTCATTCGCTTAGTTTCCTTCCTTCAGCTGTTAGGACATTCTGATAGACCTTGATTACGTCGATACAGTCTTTTATGCCTTTGTTATACCATTCAGCATATTCGTTCTGTTCAGCCTGTTTTAGTGTTTGTAGTGTTGCTAGGACTGAGGTTAGCGTGAGGTTTGAGGCTATGCCTGCCATAGCTGCAAGTCCCTTTGGTTCTGTTTCGCTCATGTTTACTGCTCCTTGATTTCGATTAGTTTAGTTATGGTTTTTGCAGCTTGGTCCAAAGCGTCCCAGTATCCAGCGTCGTAATCGTCTTCTCTGTCCGTTGGTCTTAGGTCGTTTAGAGCTGTGACTACTTCGCCTACTAATTCGGCTTTAGCGTTTATGCGGTTCTGTCGTACCAGGTCTGCTAGCAGTTGCCTAGTCATTACTAACGGTTGCTCGATACGTTCACACATACATTTAGTCATAGCTAGCGTCCTTCGCAGTTGATTAGGTTCTGGGTTTCGGTTACGGTATCGCTCCAGCACTTCTTCGGCTCCGTTAATAGAGTCCAGGTAATGCCGATTATGATACCGACGGCTAGAGCTATGTTCAGTAGGAATATTGCCCATTCGCTTTTAGTTAGGTTCGCCATTGGTTTTACCCTTCGAACTAAGTAAGTCGATTATCTTTTCCAGATTTGCACGTCCACTAGATCCTTTACGGTGTAGTTCTAGCTCTGTCTTTATGATTTCGATTACTCGACGGGCTTCAGCTTCACGCCCCAACATAAATGCTTGGTTAGCGATAATGGCGGTCTTTTCAGCTACGGCTTTAGCCTGTGTCTTGTTTAGATCATTCGACATCAGTTTCTCCCTTGTAAACCCATTCCTGATTTATCCCATCAGGGAATTTTATTACAGACATCAGCGTCCATTCTGGTTTGCTCACTTCTGCCATTCGCTTTAAAACATCGTCAGGCCAGTCATCTCCAACATCCCATGATGCTATAGCGAATTGCCCTGTAGGAAGTTTGTATTTAGCCATTGCTTTCATTTGTTTTCTCCTTTGATAACAGCGATAAGACTTGTTGTGTCTAGGTATAGGCCAGTAAGAGGGTCGTCTCCTACCGCTCGTAGTTCTTCTAGCAGTTTGATAATTCGTTCACGCTCTGCTAATCGAATTTGCTCATTAGTCATTAGAGACCTTCCTAACTCTGGTAATAATTCCAGTTGGACGTTTGTTTAGTTTCGCTATGCGACGTAGTGCAGCTTTACGCTTATGGGTTGGAAATTGGATCCTGGAGTTATTGCTCATTTCTCTAAACTTTCCCAGATACGAACTTGACGTCCGTTGCTGTTTTTCTCGACTCCGATTACTTTTACTAAGCCTTTTAGGTAGAGTTCATTTCTTCTGGTACGGATACCAGAGTCGGAACTTCTTGGGGCTAACCCTAGGGCTACGTTTGCTTTGTATGCTTCGACTAATTGTTCGTCGTTCATTGGGATAAATAGCAGTTTGTGTATTGCTGTTTCGATAGCCGATAGACGGAAGTGGTCTAGGCTTGCAGCTGCTAAATGGGACTCTACTGGGTCTGTAGTTCTTGCCTGTGGCATTATCTTCTACCCCCCTTTAGGTCTTTGGTGATCTGGTAAGCCCAGAGTGCAACCATTACTACGGTTAGGGGGATACCGATTTCTGGTTTTTCTTGGTTCCAGTCTGCGATTTGGATTACGCCTAGGGTTACGAATACGCCCCCAAGTATGTACTTTGTCATTTTTTGCTCCTAATTTGTTGGTTACCTAGTTTTCTAGGTATTTGTAGTTTAGGTCGCGCGGGGTTATTTTGGCAAGGTTAGACACGCCACGTTATTTATTTGTTATCTTCAGCGTCTAACGGGTCGTAAATGGCTTGGAAGCCTAGGGCTATGTCTGTATTGCTAATTGTGGAACTGTCTCTAGTTGGTCTTCCAGGGGGATTATGTTTATGGGTTCTTCGCCAATTCTTGATTAGCTCTATAGCGTCTCTGTCGTCGGTTTCGAACTCTGCTCCACAGCTGCAAACTTCCCTAATCATGCAGAGCGACTACTTCTATTTCTACCCCTGGTTGCTCTTTATCGGTTGCAAAGATTTTGTAGGCAATTAGCGTTACTATCTGTGCGTCATTCGAGAGCAGTCCAGAGATTTCTAGGCAGTCCCCAACGGATCTACATAATTTGTCTGTGTCGGGTGCCATGTTTGGATAAAGCCGTTTATTACTTTTAGCTGGCTTCATGAAGAAGGTCATAGTTACCGCTACGGGTCCTAAGAACTGCTTGCAGTTGGTCTCTAGCATTGTTGCTTTAATCGCCATAATACAAGTTTCTCTCCAGGCTGGAAGATACTTGCTCGACTCATAAAGATAAGCTCTGCCGTTGATTACCGAAGCGTTCTTAGAACCCTGTGGCTTAGGGTCACCATAAACCCGAATAATCATTTTAGAACGGTGGTTCCTGGGTGATTTCAGTTACTGGCTTAGGTGGTAGTGGAACTGCTCTCTGGAGAACTGTGTAACGTGCGTTGTCTAGGTGGTGTTCTACCACTTCTAGCTCTGGACCGTTTTCGTCCTTCTTGTAAGTTCCCTTCTTGGTAACCAAGGTACCTACGAATTCTGCTAGATCACCCTTTACAAGATCCGAAGGAAACTCTAGCCAAATAGTCCATTGACGTTTACCTACGAAACTTTCTCCAGTCTTCAGCTTGCCTTCGTAAGTCTCCCAGCCGTAAACCACTTTGCCCTTGTAAATTCCATTCTGAGATACAGCCGTAACTACGAATTGGACCTTTGCTTCTGCCATGTTATCCACAGCCCTTTCTAATAAATTTCTATTGTTTTTATATTGTTTTTCTATATTTGTTTATTAAGTGACATAAGTGTCACCTATTGCCTTGCTAAATGTCACCTACTACTGCTCCAGATGTCACCTATTTACGCCCTGTATGTCACGTGTGTCGAAGTTATCCACAGCCCTAAACTTGGGGACTATTTCATCTATCGAACGGTGCCAGGGAGATTTATCGCAGTCATGGGGGCAGTCCAACATAACCCAATATCGGTTAGTCTTTGGACCCCCGTAACTCTTTCCGTTATGTCTATCTACGTCTAATTCCCCAGATAGTTCCAAAGCTTGGATAGATCGCATAACTTGACGGGTAGAAACTCCAGCGTATGCAGCTAAACGCTCCATGCCACACCAAGCCCCTTCGCCCCAAGTGTCCGACATATGCCAGGCAATACCCAGCAATACAAGTTTGTTAGTGCCAGTAGCGGTGGAATGATTTAGTACAAGTGAAACTTGACTCGCAGACATTTTGCTCCTTCTTTGTAATTGGTGTATAGATACTATACGGGCTTTGTTGGTAGCCCCACGCTCCTTAGAGCGTCGCCCTAGGCTAACTAGCTCCAGTTGGTCTAGGGCATTTTATTTTTTGAGACCCTTCGCTAACTCTTCGATTTGTTTCAGCAACTCTGGAGAAACCCCCCTAGTAGCCTTAGCACGCTTATAAACGCCCCGTAGGGCTTCTATGTCCCCTTTTTCGTATTCTAGGTGGGCTTGGGCGATAAAGTCTTCTATCGGGCTTACAGAGCCTTTTACGGGGTTACGGTTTAAGACTTCTTCTCTCGAAGCAATACGCTTAGAGTCTGCAGCAAGAACAGCCAGAACGGCACGTCCCCAAGCTGAAGTCTCTGCATTCATTACCTCGGAGTCACGCTTAAAACTAGAAGTACCTGGTACTGGCTCCCAAGCGGTTCCATGCCCTGGAGTTAGATCATCTGGAGACCTGTAAGCAGCTGCGGTATAAACTACCCATGACTTACCTGCGAATTCGATAAATTGTAAGCTGTGTTGCTGTAAAGACCCCTGCGGGTATTTCTGTGCGAAAATGCGTAAACGCTCTGCGACATCTACGTAATCGTCCATTGAGAAAGCCATAATCTTAACCCTTCTTAAACACTAGATACGGTGAACCAGACCCTTTAGTCTGGAGTGTTACTACCTTGCTACCTTCATAAGTCCCAACCCGAATACCGTCCATAAATGCCAGTACTTTAGATTTCATTAGGGTTAGGTCTATTTCAGCTTTGTCGAAGATTTCTTTAGCCGTCTGCAACTGGGGGTAAAGTTCCCCTAGGTCTATGTCCCCGTCGGTAATCTCTGGAGATAAATACCTAACAGTCTCATAAGTACTTTGTGAACCGTCCCAGTCTGGGGCTATACCAGTTTCTATACGCTCTAAGAAGTCCAACGCTCTAGCTTCTAATTCGGCTGCATACTCTGGGTCGTAATCGACTTCATGCTCTACCAGATCACCATTAGCGACGGCAACTAAAATACCCTTCTTCAGCCCTAAAACATGGAGATACCAGAGAACCTGGTCTCGATAGTGTGGCGGTAACTCATTCATAGGGTTACGTGAAAACTTGATTTCCAGAAGACCTAAAGAACCGTCTACCCACTTAATGAAAGCGTCGGGGTTAGCTCTAAACGCTGGGTTCTTAGTAGACTGCCACGTCCCCGTATTGTGAGCTGTAAGCCAGTCGGAGTTTTCCTTTACCCATAGATCCTGGATAGGTTTCTCGAAAGCCGAACCAAGTCGCATAGCTAGGCTAGGACCTGTGGACTCTCTAGGAAGTTCCCCTAAGTATTCGTAGTATGCGGTGTATGCAGACCGCCAAGGGTTATGCCCCATAAGTGAACCGATTAGGGAACCTGCGACGCCTTTACGGGCTTCGTGCCATTCGGTGGAGTCGTGTTCGAAGTAGCCCAGCAATTTTGCCGAACCTAACTTCTCTATTTGTTGGTCAATAGAGTTCATAGTTAAACCCTAGTGGATTACTCCGACTTTTCGCCTAGCGTGTCTTTAGGGTTTAGCAGCCTAATTAGGACTGGAATAAATGAGATCCAAACAGTATTAGCTACGATTAGCCAGTCTTCAGAAGTGAAGAACAGCGGTAACTTACCTACTGCGAAAATTGCAGTAATGGTGGTTGCTAACAGACTGCGGAGATAACTTGCCAGAATTGCGTTCATTATTTGCCTACTTTCGGTAACCATTTTAGGGGGTCTTCTACTGGCATACTTGCTAGGTTTTCGGTGATACCAGCCATTAAATGTAAGTGTGGTCCAGAGCTTGCTCCAGAGTTTCCAGAGTGTCCGATAATGTCGCCCTGTTTCACTATTTGCCCGACTTTTACTTCATGTTTATCCAGGTGACAGTAAGCGAAAATACGGGTTATCCAACGTCCTTCGAAGACCACTAACGTCCTAAGTTCTACCACGTGTCCCAAAGATTTAGTTTCGTAGACTCTAACGATAGTTCCACGCCCGACAGCCTTCAGCGGTGTACCCTTTGGGACGGCATAATCTAAGCCCCTGTGGGGACCCAAGCCCATAGCTTTACGCTGTTCGGAGTGTGTTCCGAAATGGTCGCCAATAAACTTAGGGCTAACTGGGTGGATTAGAGACATTAGTAAGACAACCAAACTAACGGGGCAGTAGCGAAAGTAGCCGTAGAAGTCCAAGTCGAAGGTAAAGAAGTCTGGGAAGTCGCGTAATAGCCCTGTGGTGTTAGCGAGTTATTTATATTGTTAGTTTGCTGTAATGCCCCGAATAGAGAATTAGCATTGACTACGATAACTTGGAGACCGCTTAAGTTAGTAATTCCGTTAGCGTTACAAGCTATCCAATACAAGTTACCTTTAGTGAGAGAAATGTTTAGACCTGTTACGGTTCTCGTTCCTAGAGTGTCTCCAGATACGGTGCCTTGATCTAATCTCGCATTAGGGAACCCGTTAGCGTTAGAGTTGTAAACCCCGAGAGTGAACGTAGCATTTGCGTTTACGGCTGTTACCTGAAGACTTAGTTTAGTGAATACCTGGTCTTTAGCAGCAATAAACGGAATAAGGTTAGTACTTTGGAAAATAAGGCTACCAGCTGCTCTAGTAACCCAAGGAGTCGTATAGTAATTACCCGAAACGTAATTTATGGCTTGTAGCCCTAGACCGTCTAAACCGTTAGTTCCGTTAGTTCCGTTAGTTCCATTAGTTCCATTAGTTCCATTAGTGCCGTTAGTGCCGTTAGTGCCGTTAGTTCCAGCTGGACCAGTTGCTCCAGTTTCTCCCTGTATACCTTGGGGACCTTGTGGACCAGTTGCTCCAGTTGCACCTTGTGGACCTTGGGGACCTGTAGGACCTTGTGGACCTGTAGCACCTGTAGGACCTTGTGGACCCTGTGGACCAGTTGGACCGGTATTACCCACAGCAACCAGAATTAGCAGAACTGGGTGGCTATTAGCAAAATTTGTGGTTCCAGTTCCAGCCGAAGTAATTAAGGTTACTGGATAGTTGTCCCAGGTCGAGTTATAAGTCGGAGTGCCTGTAACTTCCCATTTCTGGTAATTAGCCGAATTGTTCTTATCTTGGATTATAAGAATGTCGCCTTGGTTGATTAGGTCCAGGAATACGCTGTCGTCTTGGTTATCTGCGTCAATATGGCTTACGCGTAGAGCTGTGGAGTTAATTTGCGTTGAGTTATTCCAGCCCAACTGGTTATTAGTCGGGTCTCCCGAAGTGGTATTAGTCCTAGTCGAATAGTGGTAATGAGTAGCCGAACCGCCAGAAGCACCAGTAGCCCCAGTATCACCCTTTACACCCTGTGGACCCTGTGGACCAGTTGCACCAATAGGACCAGTAGCCCCAGTTGCCCCAGTTGCTCCAGTATCACCCTTTACACCCTGTGGACCCTGCGGTCCAGTAGGACCAGTAGCACCTGTAGCACCTGTAGCACCCGTAGCACCTGTAGC